AAACTACTTAAAAAACCACAACAAAGTTATAAAGAAATGAAAACTGAACAAAAAGCATATAAACATAAAGTTACTAATATCCCTCCACATATTGCTGGGTATGTTGCAACTTATAAAGAACTTTTAGATAAAGACAATAAAGGAGGGGCTAGAACACGAGCTATTGATAAACACCGAAATGCATTCATGTCAGTAGCACGACCTTCTGATATTGACGATGCTAATGCATTAATTAGAGAATATAAAGAAACCCTAATTAAACCAGAATCTAAAGCAAAAAAGACAGTCTCTAAAAAAGCAGTAGTTAGTGAATCATATACTGATGACCCTAAATATAAAACTTATACACTATATGTTAAGAAGAATAAACCATCTATTAAAGACGTGGATGACATCCATAATATTGTAACAGATTTAATTGATAAGAAACAAAGGATGAGTAAAAAATTATTAGATGAAGTCATTAATGATTTAGGAATATAATATTTTAATATAATAATGCTTAGTGAAGTTTTTTTATCGTTTGTGGTATCCTCAGGTATAGCCTGTTTTTTAGCATTAGCACAATATATATTTAAATCAAAATGTGATACAGTTGATTGTTGTTGTATTAAAATACATAGAGCTGTAGAGCTTGAATCAACTGAACAAATCAGAGAAATAGAATTACCACAACCTTTACAACGACAACCCGCAACATCTAGAGGACCATCTTTAGATTCATTAGTCAAGAAAGGATAATCCATAAATCCAATATTAACTCTATTTTTAAAACTTAGTATAATTAATTTTATATTATATAATATGTTATATAATATAAATTAGATTTGGATTTTTGGTTTAAAAGTTTTCAGTAAAATTAAATGCATCACTTTTTGTTTTATTTAATACCGATGCATTCTGGTACTGTGTTGGTCTTGATTCGAAAAAATTAGTTTTACCTTCCACGCTTATACTTTCCATAAAGTCAAATGGGTTATTAACATTATATATTTTATTATATCCTAAATCAATTAATAATCTATCAGCAACAAATTTAATATATGTAGTCATAAGAGTATTATTCATTCCGATTAAAGCACATGGCAAACTTTCACAAATAAATTTATTTTCAATTTCTACAGCCTCTTTAAACATATCATGAATAATAGTCTCTTCAATCTTTTCTGATAACATTGAATATAATAATATAGCGAAACTTGTATGCATACCTTCATCCCTTGCAATCAGTTCATTAGATTTACACAACCCTGACATAATACCCCTTTTCTTAAACCAGAATATAGAACAGAAACTACCTGAAAAGAATATACCCTCTACAATAGCAAAAGCAATTAAACGCATGCCAAAGCATTCAGTTGAATTAATCCACTTCATAGCCCAGTTTGCTTTATCTGCAATACATGGAAATTCACGTACAGCATTAAATAATTTATCTTTCTCATCAGTATCTTTAATAATATTATCTATTTGTAATGAATACACTTCTGAATGTATATTCTCAATCATCTTCTGAAAATCATATGTTACAATAGCCTCACGTAATTTTACATCATTAATAAATCTTTCACCGATATTAATATTAACAATAGTGTCTGACGATGAAAAGAATGCAAGAATCATTTTAATAAAATGTTTTTCATTATCATTTAATTTGACATAGTCATCATAGTCTTTTGAAAAATCAACTTCTTCAGCAGTCCAAAATGATGCCTGTTGTTTTTTATATGATGACCACACTGTATCATTTTTAATAGGGTATATTGTTAAACGGTTATTTTCAGGATTTAATAAATATTCTGTTATTACACTCATTATTATAATAATAATAATATATACTTAAATCATATATATAGATATATTCATAATAATATATAATGAATTCATTTTTAGAAAAACAGGATATTGAAGGAGAAGGAGTTAAAACTTTCATGGCAAGAACAGGTGGAAAGAAATTATTAAAAAAACAAATAGTTGAAAAAGTATTTCCTAAAGGTTATGAGGACATGATTTATGTTGAACCATTTATAGGCGCGGGTCATGTATTCTTTTATAAGAACCCATCAGAAAAAGAAGTTATTAATGATTTAGATAAAGATGTTATAAAGATATTTAAAGGTTTTAAAAAATATAGTGGTGAAAAAATATCTAATGATATTAATGGTTCATATACAAAACAAGAATATAAAAATATTATAAATGCTAAACCAACAACACCATATAATAAATTTTTACAATTATTACTAAGATATAAATTATCATTTTATAGTAAGGGTAAATCATACGGTAATAAAAAACCTATTAATTCAAATTATAATAATATATATAATGAAAGATTAAAACATACAATAATATTAAATAAGAGTTTTGAAAAAGTAATTAAAGAGTATGATAGCCCTAACACTTTATTTTATTTAGACCCACCATATGAAAATTCAGATAATTTATACGCACATGATACATTACCTATTGATGATGTATATAATATAGTTAAAAATATTAAAGGGTATTTTATTATTAGTTATAATGATAGTTCTAAAGCTAAAGAATTATTTAAGGATTATAATATTATAAAAATAAAAACAAAATATACAAAAGGAACAGAAGGCGGACAACATCACATTAAAACAGAATTGATTATTACCAACTATTAAGGAACAACAATAGGATTATATCACAACTTTAAGTATATACCACTAAAAAAGGGGGCGATTATCTGATTATTAAGATTAATATATGTATTATACTACATAATTTATATATTAATATTAATTAAAAATTTTTAATTAATCATTATCTTAATAATTTATGTAGTAATATTAAGCTAAAGATTAATAATTAGATTATGCGCCCCATTATTTCATGATTTTAGTGTAAAGGATACACCCTTTAACCTATAATTAGTGTAAAGAACTCATAATTTAATTAATTAATGTATAAATAAATTTATATTATTTTATATATAGTCGTTGTTAATTTAATAACAACTATATATTTGTTTTTTGTGTGAGGTGGGATTCGAACCCACGAAGAATTAACATTGGATCTTAAGACCAACCCCTTTGACCGCTCGGGCACTCACACGGAGTATTATGTTAAACATAATACATACTTTTGTTTCTTATTCTTTTTTTGATTTCTTTGTTTTCTTTGCCTTCTTAATAGGTTCTTCAGGTAATGGTGATTCAATTGCCTCATTAATTAATTCGGGTAATGGTTCATCAGGTTTCACTGCTTCAATAATAACAGGCTCTTCAATTTTAGGTTCTTCAGGTACGACTTCAGATTTTACTACTTTATCTAGTTTCTTTTTTTCATAATATTCTTTAGCCTTCAACCTTTTGTATTCTAAAAATGTAGGGTCATTATCTTTACGTTGTTGATAGTATTTTTTACGTTGAATATTAATTTTTTCTTTATTATTTTGTCTATATAATTTTGATGCTTTTTTTTGTGCTGCAGTATATGAACTATACTTAACTTCTGTTTTGATTTCTTCGTTCATTATATATATAATAGAATATATGTCTTTATATCTATTTGTCAAGGACTTTTACATCAACAGGTATTTTCATCATGTCAATACCCCCTTTTTCGTCGGCGCTAGTTATAACATCAACTTCTTTTCTTAATGAAGGGTCTTCTGCTCTGAAAAAATGTTTTAATATATATTCATTCTTTTTAAAATCACATGATTTATTAAGGTCATCAAACATATCCATAAAACATGAGACATCATCATATAAACTACCTGACCTAAATTTTGATGAATTAATAAAGTGTCCAATAGCTAAACAATAATATCCACAGGCATTATTCATTAAGCTTTGAATGTCTTTTTCTGTAAAAGGGAGACCTTCGGTTTTAGTTGTTGCTTTTACTGCTTTTTTAATATTCTCGCTTGGTGGGGCTCCATATGGGTCAAAGTATATCTTTTCAATTTTACCATTAGGATATTTTACAAGTTGTAAGAAAGTCCAATGAGTCCCGTCGTTTTCAGTACCGTCTTCATTATGACTATCTTCTAAATTTACAAAGTAAGCTTTATTATATTCTAACGGTGCTTCTAGTTCATCCTTAAAAACAATCTCAGCTAAAGGTATGTTCATTTTTTTGCATAGTGTTTCTATTTGTGTATCTGTTAGTGACATATATAATATATATAAAGTATTCTTTATAATGTTTATACATATAAACCATTACCGCCCATATGACTATCATATGCACCTCCAGCATTAAAGTGTTGAAATTGAACAGGAAGGAAATGTTGAAATTGGAAATTTGCACTAAATGGTTGTGATACTAATGCAGGAGGCATGTATGCATGTAACATACTACCTTTTAATCCTACAGTTGATTTTTCAATAGCACCACCAAACATTCGTGAATGAGGTTCAAATGCATCATATCCCTGATGTAATGCACTTAATCCTTTTCTTGAATCGATACCGTGTTTATTCATAATAGCACTGGCTTGATTATTTAAATAATTATCCATACCAGCGCGAGCAAGTTGTCCATAACTTGTTCCAAGTTGATGGTTTAATTCATTATGTAATTGATTATGAACACCATATCCACCAATACCAAAACCCATTTTTGACAATGGACTGGTGGTATCATAATATACTCTTCCAGCTTTTCCTGCTGTATCAATAGTATCCCTTAAAGTAGAGTCTGTAAAGGTTTGCCATTTATTTGCCTTTTTAACACGTCCAATTTTACCACCAGCCATAGGTGGTTTTACAATTTCAGTTGTTGGTTTATGTGCTTCTGGACTAATAGCTTTAGCAATACCTTGGTTCATTTCAAGTTCTTCAGGTGATAAACGAACTTGAGAACCTTTACCTTTATTAAAAGCTCGTGATACAATATTATAAGTTGTAGGATGAACTAGTAATTCAAATCCAGTTCCTTTTTTAATTCTAACTTGTAATCCTTTTTTAAGTTTCCTTAATTGTTGTGGACTCGCGTCAATTTGTAATGTATGCATTAATAAATAAATCATTTTCTTTTTAAATGATTTAATCATTATTTAATTATTAATTATTATTATCTAATGATTAATCATTTAATTTCTTTAGTTTATTAAACTAAGAACATAGAGCTATAATAATATAATAAATATATCTTTAAACCCTTGCTCCTGTAAGAATATCAATAGAGATTTTAACACCATATTCAATAAACACATAATAATCCATAGATTTAGCGCTTTTATTTTGTCCAACAATTTGTACAGATTTAGGCACACCCATCTCAACGGGTAACATGCGTTCAACATTAACATAGTAATAACAATGAGACATATCAAATTCATTACGACCTACTAATCCAGAAGTTAAACCATCAGTTAAACCTCCATTTACAGCATTTTGACCATAAAGTTGATTGTTGAATTGTTCAAAATTATATTTTTGTAAGTTGTAAATAGCGTTCTGACCTGAGATTTGTACGTTGAAATTTGTGATATGTGATAATGGTGATGTTGTACCAGAACCAGCAGGATCGAAAGGACTTTGAAATACTGGATAACCATTTAAAAACCCTGTATTAGTATTATTACTTACACCTGATTTAGTACATGCAGTACTAGTCCCTGCACTTGCTGTAGCTGAAAAGAACGGTAAAATTAGGATGCTCTTAATATT